GGATCGATACCCCTCCGCCATTTTATTTTTAAATTGAACCCGTGTGAAACCCGAGGCCAGCCCAACGCAAGAGATGCCGGGCGCTGACCTGCGGTTTTAATAACCTCGCCCTGCTGTGCGTGAACGAAAATCTAAGAGCGGACCCCCCCCTACCCCCCAAAAACCGCCCGCCAGCTCTTATAGCGTATATATCAAAAAGGAACCTTCGGAGACACTGTGACTGAGATCCAGATCCCTTACACGCCGCGGCCGCTGCAGGCGGAGCTTCACCAGCAGCTCGAGGCTCACAGGTGGTCTGTAGTGGTTTGCCATCGTCGCTGGGGCAAGACGGTCTGTCTGCTTAATCATCTACTGAGAGCGGCTGTGCAGTGTGGCAAGAAGAGTCCGCGTTATCATTATTTGACGGCTTCTTATCGCATGGCCAAGCAGGTTGCTTGGGATTACATGCATCAATTTGCCGAGGGCATTCCTGGGGTTAAGTTTAACGAGACTGAGCTGCGCTGTGATTTGCCTAATGGCGCGCGCATCCAGCTGCTTGGAGGTGAAGACGAATCCAGGCTGAGAGGCATGTATTCTGACGGCATTGTCATTGATGAAATGGGCATCATGTCGGAGACCATATTTACTGAGGTCATCAGGCCTATGTTGGTTGATCGGCCGGGCAGCTGGTGTTGTATGATTGGCACGCCGCAGGGGCATAATTTATTTTATGATTACTGGCAGGCTGCTGCTGATGATCCTGAGTGGTATCGGGTCATGTATAAAGCTTCGGAGACGGGAATTATCCCGCAAAAGGAATTAGACGCGGCACGGGCAAGTATGAATGAGGATGCTTACCGCCAGGAATTTTTATGTAGTTTCGAGGCGGCTGTGCCGGGCGCGGTATTTGGCAAGGAGCTGCAGAAAGTTGATGAAGCTGGGCGGATTTGCAAGGTGCCTTATGACCCGACTTTGCGGGTCGATACTCATTTTGATTTGGGTGTTAATGATGCGACCAGCGTGATTTTCACCCAATCGGCAGGTCGAGCGTTACACGTTATAGATTATTTTGAAGCACGGAACGAGGGCCTGCCTTTTTATGCGAGGATGCTTGATGAAAAAGGTTATCTCTATGGTCGTCACCATGCTCCGCACGATATTGAGGTGCGTGAAATGGGTAGCGGCAAAAGCCGCCGAGAAATTGCGTGGGATTTGGGCATCAATTTTGAAGTGGTGCCGAAACTTCCGATAGAAGACGGCATCCATGCGGCCAAGATGCTTTTGGCCAAGGCCTGGTTTGACAAGGAGAAATGCGACCAGCTGCTCGAGGCGCTGCGATTCTATCACCGGGTTTACGATCCCAAGAATAGAATGTTCCGGTCGAGGGTAAAACACGACTGGTCATCCCATGCTGCAGACTGCTGGCGCTATTGTGCCCTTGCACAGCGGGACACGCCGAATAACGGTGTGCCACCGCAGATGATTGCGGAGAGCGCCTACAATCCACTGGAGAACAGAATATGAGTTTTTTGTCACCTAAAGCGCCACCACCGCCGCCGCCAGTGCCGCCGCCGCCACCAGCTCCCCCGGTCAATCCAATTCCGGCGGAAGGGACAAGGTCGGCCAAGGAGCGGGATCGCATCAGACGCAAGCGCGGCGTCAGCTCAACGATTTTGACCGGCCCTCGCGGCCTATTGCCAGAACAGATGCCGGTGACGGCACCAACCTTGCTGGGTGGAGGCTGATATGAGCTTTGGCGGCAGTGCTGAAGGCAGCGATTACGACACCGGCCAAGGTACAGTCACTCTGGGCAAGACAGAGCCGACGGTGCCCGCTCGACGGACGCTTGACCCAGTAACGCCCGGTGATGACCCGGAGGCTAAGTGGGAGTTCACGGAAGTGCCAGGCTACACTCAGCCAGCCGAGCAGAAACAAACCGGCGGCCGGAGCGACCCACACCTGGCGGTCGGTAGATCCGACGCGGCGAGAGAACTCTATACCCGTAGATTTCATCCAGATTCGCCGACTTATGCTGGCCGCACTCCGACGGCAGGGGAAGCGGCTAAGTTCCATATGTGGGATGCGCCGACACCGGGTGAAACTTTTTTAAAGACACTGGCCGGAATACTGATTCCCGGCGGCAGCCTGATCACGGGGTTTGGCACCGCGGTTAATATTGCCAAAGACGTTATGGACGATCGTGACGCAGTGTGGCGTTCGGTAGGCATTCGTGATCGGAACCGCACGCTCGACGAACACGGGCGAGATCCAGAGACCGGCCGCTGGGACACCACATTTATGAGTGGTGATGATGACAGGTACGACAAATGGGCCGACCCAACTCCTCCCAAGAAGCGGATCTTGCGGAAGCAGCCGGGCGGCCAGGCGAAAGCCGTTCAAGCCCGCTCGGCAAGTGCAACTGGGACCGGCGGGGTCACACGGGTCGGCGGAACGACAACGGCGGCCGCCGCAGGCAGTGCCGCCGCCGCGAGAAGCAAAGGCCCGACGATGGCGGCGCTGCTCGAAACGGTGCCGACAACCACTAAGAATTTACTGGGGGCATAGATGCCAGCAGATGAAAAAGCGGTCGTTCTTCTCAGACGGCTAACCCAACTGGAAGAACGGCGCTCGACCTGGGAAGTGCATTGGCAGGAAGTCGCCGATTATATGCGGCCGCGCAAAGCCGACATCACCAAGCAGCGCACCGAGGGACAGAAACGCACCGAGCTGATCTTCGACGGCACCGCCATCCATGCGGCCGAGATGCTGTCGGCCAGCCTGCACGGTATGCTCACCAACATGGCGACACCCTGGTTTACGCTTCGATATACTGACCCGATATTGGAAGACGACGACGTTGCCAAGGAATGGCTGGAAGCCGCCGAAAATACCATGTACCAGGCTTTCCAGCGATCCAACTTCCAAGAACAAGTCCATGAAATGTACGATGATTTGGTGTGCTTCGGCACCGCCATCATGTTTGTCGAGAAAGACCCGGTCACCAGCTATCGGTTTTCCACCCGGCACATTGCCGAATGTTTCCTCGGCGAGGACGAGCAGGGCCGTGTCGATACGGTCTTTCGCAAGTTTAAGATGTCGGCTCGCGCGGCGATCGCTCAGTTCGGCGAGAAGATCAGCGACCGCATCAAGCGTGAAGACGAACGCGATCCCTACAAGATGGTCGAACTGGTGCATGTGGTTCTGCCGAGGGACGATCGCGACGTTACCAAGAAAAGCAAACAGAACAAACCTTGGGCCTCGATCTATATCGATTCCGAAGAGAAGGTCGTCCTCGGCGAGTCGGGCTACGACGAGATGCCCTATGTGGTGCCGCGTTGGCTGAAGGCCTCGACGGAAACACTGGGCTTCGGCCATTCCTGCGCGATGGCGTGTTTGGCCGACGTCAAGATGCTCAACAAAATGAGCGAGATTACCATCAGGGCGGCGCAGAAGCAGATCGACCCGCCGCTGATGCTCCCAGACGACGGCTTTATGCTGCCGATCAGAACAGTGCCTGGCGGGCTGAACTTTTATCGGTCAGGCACCAGGGACCGCATCGAACCGCTGAACATCGGGGCCAACCAGCCCCTCGGCCTGCAGATGGAAGACCAGCGACGGCAGGCGATCAGATCGGCTTTTTACGTCGACCAGCTGATCCTGTCGCAGAACCAGACGATGACGGCCACCGAGGTCATCCAGCGCACCGAAGAAAAAATGAGACTGCTCGGCCCGGTGCTGGGCAGATTGCAGGCAGAGTTTCTGCAGCCCCTGATCGAACGGTGTTTTCAGATCCTGTCGCGGGCCAGGAAGCTGCCCGCCGCGCCGGAATTTATGAACGGCTTCGATATCGAGATCGAGTATGTATCACCGATCGCCAAGGCCCAGCGCAGCGGCGATGTGCAGTCTATTGTTCGGATGTTGGAAATGCTCGGCCCGCTGCAGTCGCTGGAGCCCGGCATCATCGACTGGATCGATATGGACGGTCTGGCGAAACACGCAATTAAGGTGCTGGGCATACCCGCTACCGTAGTCCGCGGCGGCGAAGAAGTGCAGATGATGCGCCAGGAACGCCAGATGCAGATGCAGATGCAAGAACAGAAACAAGACGCCCTGGCAACCGCGCAAGCGGCCGGGCAGGCCGCTCCGGCAATCAAGGCCGTGCAGGAAGGCATGGCGGTGCCGGAAGGTGAACCGCCGCCAGGTGCTGAGATCATACCGCCGCCGGGTGCTGAGATCATACCGCCGCCAGGTGCTGAGATCATACCGGGACCGGGCGCGGCATGACCCCTGAAGATTTACGCTCAGCCTATAAATTTATTCTCGAAAGCAACGATGGCGAAGTGATCATGGAAGACCTCGAACTGAGGTTCCATATCCATGCCCCGGTGTTTTCAAATGACCCTCACGAAACCGCGTTCCGCGACGGCCAACGGAGTGTGGTGCTGTTCATGCAGAACATGATTAAGGACCGGCCGCCAATCAAAGAGGAGTAAATCACAGTGGAAGAGCAGGTAGCGGATGTCTCGGGCGAGCCCGAGGGAGCACCGTCTGCAACAATTTTAGCAGACACCGAAACATTAACGGACGGCGACTGGCGCGACCAGCTGCCCGATGATCTCAGGGATCACCAATCGTTACAAAATATTACAGACGTTGGAGCCCTGGCCAAAACAATGATCCACGCCCAGTCGATGGTCGGCGCTGAGAAGATCCCGGTGCCCGGCAAGTGGGCATCCGATGACGACTGGAACCAGGTCTATCAAAAGCTGGGCAGGCCCGACGAGGCCGACGGCTACGAGTTCGACTTCGGCGACCAGCCGCTGGATGACGACTTTGTAAACAACTTTAGATCGACGGCCCATGACGCCGGTCTCAGCGCCCGCCAGGCGCAGAAGCTGGTTGCCTGGTACACCGACATCGCCAGAGAGCATGGCGGCGGCAGTGAAGAAGAGATCCAACATGCCGTCGAAGCCGCCAAGACCGCCGCCGAGACAGAACTTAAAAAGGAATACGGCAACGCTCTCAAGGACCGGCTGGAGATGGGCGACAATCTCTTAAACGAGTTCGGTGCCGAAGGCATTATGGAACTGACGCTGGCCGACGGCACGCCGCTGGTCAACAACCCGGCATTCATCAAAACAGTGGTTGCCGCCGCGCATTGGATCAATGAAAGCGTCAGCGAAGACAAATTGATTGGCGACAAGGGCAGCACTGCAATGACACCGGCCGAAGCCGATCAGAAGATCGCCGAGCTGATGCGGCCGGACGGCCCCTATTGGGATGCGCGTCATCCGCAGCACCAAAGCTATGTCGATCAAGTTCTGGAGATGCAGAAGCAAAAGCATCCAGAAGAAGAATAACCAATTCACGCGGGCAGCCGCCTGATAAGCCGCAAGGCCCAGGCACGCGCTTGCATGATGACAAGTCGGGATAAGCGCGTTCGCGCCCCTGCAACCCCAAACCCAGAGTCCGTTGCAATTTTGCGGGTAGCTCGTTTTTTTCAACTTGCTACTGAGAGGTCAGTAAATGAGTACACAAGTAACTACTGCCTTTTCACAGATGTTTTCAACCAATGTCCAGCTGCTTTCACAGCAGAAGGGCAGCTTGTTGAGGTCGTCTGTAAGTGAGGAAGCTGTGACGGGCGAGAAAGCGTTTTTCGACCAGGTAGACTAACCTGCCTAGCTGGATGGCGACACCCAGCTGAAAACTTGTCAAATTCGGGGAAGGCTTAACTGCTAATCCCGAGCGAAGCTCCGCAAGGAGAACGTGTAGAGACTTGACGGCAAGCATCTCTAGCAGATGAAGAGAAAGTCCAGCGCACAAAGCCTGCAAAGGTGGCGGCGAAAGCCGTAGTGTGATGAGGATCAGCAACCGCACAGAAAAGGACGTCACGACACGCGGATACCCCGCTGTCTGACACACCTCACTCTCGTAGAATGGTTACAATGGATTCGTATGAATATGCGGATTTGATCGATGATCCGGACAAGGTCCAGATGCTTATCGATCCAACGTCCAGTTATGCAAACGCAGCTGCGTATGCAATCGGGCGTGCCGTTGACGATTCGATCATCTCGGCTGCGCTGGGAACAGCGTCCACCGGGAAATCGGGTAGTACATCTACGAGCAACTCCAACAGCGTGGGCGTCGGTTCTCCGGCGGCTGGGTTGACAATTGCTAAACTTGTTGAAGCCCGCAAGGTCTTCGACAACGGCAGCGTCGATCCATCGATACCCAAATTCATCGCGGTCGGACCTGAACAGATCGAAGATCTGCTCAACAACACCACGGTGACAAGTGCAGATTACAACTCGGTAAATTCTTTGCCTATCTAGGTGGCAACATCTAGACGAAACCTCATCAAATTCGGGGAAGCCTGTAAAATGGTAATCCCGAGCCAAGCCCTGCAAAGGGAAGGTGTAGAGACTAGACGGTGAGCATCCCAAGCGGATGAAGGGATAGTCCAGACCACAAACGGAGACATCCGGCAGCGAAAGCTGTAGCTGGTATGAAAGGCACTTGTACAAGGTGAGATCGACACGTTCCTGGGCTTCAAGTTCATTACCTCGACCCGGCTGGAAACCGACGGCAGCTCCTATCGCAAAGTCATTGCATGGGCGCAAGACGGTATCAAGCTGGCGATGGGCCGTGACCTGATGTCTAAAATCGAACCTCGCGCAGATAAATCGTACAGCACGCAAGTCTATGTATGTGCCACCTTTGGTGCCACTCGCATGGAGGAAGCGAAGGTGTGCGAGATACTCTGTTCAGAATAGGAAAGGAGAAGCTAAATGACTACTAAAAATAGCACACTCGTTTCCAATTGGATTGCGAGTCCACAAGTCCTTAGTCCAAGCTATCAGCTGCACGGCGTTACGCGGACTGCACAAGGCACGATCGAGCTGGCAACGTCTGATATCGACGATAATGATGTCATTCATTTGATGCCGATCGCGGTCGGTGCGTCGATAACGTCGATTAAGCTGGCAGCTGACGATATGGACTCAGGCGGTTCTCCGACTTTGACCTTCAATGTTGGCCTGTACACTACGGCCAGCACTCCTGTGGTCAAAGACGAGGATTGTTACTCCACCGCGATCACGCTCGGCCAGGCTGCTACAGCCTTCACCGAGTATGCGTTCGAGGTGCGTAACATCAACGTCTGTGGCCAGCGCGTCTGGGAAGATGCGGGCGAAACCACTGATCCGGGCGGGCAGTATTATCTGTCCCTCACGGTCCAGGCAGCAGCTGATACAGCTGTGGCTGGGGATCTCTCGTTTATCGTCCAGTACGTTGTTGACTAACGGCTAACCGGAAAGGGGAGCTGGCGATTGCGGCTCCCCGATCCGCTCTTTAAACTTCGGAGTCAATCATTATGCCAAGAAAACGAAAGATAGTTACCGCATCGGGTGCGACGATCATCGACCCGAATGAAATTAGGGCAAGAACCCAGCGACCTGCATGGGCTAAGAAAAAAGCAAAGCCAAAAAAGAAAAAATAAATGCGTAAGCTGGTCCCTGACATGCTGTCAGCCGACGAGGCCAATAGCCTGATGATCGGTAATCAGAGCTTTGACAATCCGCTGGTGAAGCGGGTCATCTCGCATATGCCAAAGGCCGCGGCGATTGTGTCCGAAGCCATTGCCCGTGTCGAAGATCATAAGCCGGGTCATCCCTGGCACCTCGATACCGGCGATGCCAACCAGATGCCCTGGTGCCGATTTACTGCGTCCACACTGCTGTCGCCGGTCGAAGATTTTACCGGCGGCATGTTTTATTTTAAAGACCCGCCCGCCCAGCACAAAAAATATCTCGCCAGCGTTATCTTCGACCTTGATAACGAGCATATGGTCGATCCGCATGAGGGCGTGCGAAAGGTTCTGCTAATTTTTCTGGGGGCTCAAGATGGCCAGTGAAGTCGAGACAATTAATTCCGCACTCAACATGCTGGGTGCGACCAACATCATCAGTCGCGGTGAGGACAGTAAATCTGCGCGGGTAACCAATCAGCGGTTTGACGCTGTCCGCGATGCTGTCTTCCGCGCTCATCCCTGGAACTGTTTGGTGACCAGAGTAGCTCTGACATCTGACAGTGATTCCCCGGCCTTTGACTGGTCTTATCAGTTCACCCTGCCGACAGATCCCTATTGTCTGCGTGTCATGCGCCTCGACTATCTGGATATCGAATTTCGCGTCGAAGGCCGAAAAATACTCTGCGACGAAAGCACCATTAATATGGTTTACCTGGCTCGCGTCACTGATCCCAATGAGTGGGATAGTCTGCTGGTGGAAACGATCGCCGCCCGCCTGGCTGCAGATGTTAGTTTTGCGATGGTGCAGTCAACCAGTTTAACGTCGACACTTTATGCGCTTTATGAAAACAAACTCTCCGAGGCTCGCTTCACCGATGCTACCGAGGGCACGCCAGGTGCAGTTACCGGCGTTGTCAGCTCGGGCGGGCTTCAATCCGATGTCCTGATTAACTCCAGGCTGTAACATGGCCAAAGTCAATTATGCCTTCGCAAATTTTACGGCAGGCTTGCTCAGCCCGCGCCTGGGCGGCCGGACTGATTTAAGCAAGTATTACAATGGCTGTAATCAATTAGAGAATTTCCTGGTGCATCCGCATGGCGGTGTCTCGCGGCGGCCGGGCACACGCTACGTTGCAGATTGCAAAAGTAGTGCGGCCAAATCACGGCTGATCCCGTTCATTTTTTCGGTCACGCAAGCATACGTCCTCGAATTTTTTAACAACGGATTCAGAATTTATCGAGATGGCGGGCAGGTCACCAGCGGGTCGCCAGCTACTGCCGTCGAGGTTGTAACGACCTATACAACGGCGCAGCTGGCGGCTCTAAAATTTGCCCAATCGGCCGATGTGATGTATGTGGTTCATCCCGATCATCCGTTGAGGAAGATCAGCCGGACCTCGCACACCGCATGGACGATCGCCGATGTCGAATTGGCGAGAGGGCCGTTCCTCGATGTCAATAAAACAACTACAACCATGACGGCCGACGCCCGCACAGGTGCGTCGATCACCATCACCGCCAGTGCAGTTACCGGCGTCAACAACGGCGATGGCTTTACGACCGCCGTCGATGTCGGCCGCCTGATCAGACTGCATCATGGCTACGCCAAGATCACCGCAGTGGGATCGACCACCACATGTACTGCAACGGCGCAGGAGAACGGGGATTTCATCGCGGAGCTCGAGCCGTCTTACACCGCGACCACTATCGGCCTGGCCGAGGGGGATCCCAGCAGCACCGGCCTTGAACACAACGATCGCATCACCGACACGGCCAAGATGTTCGTCGAGGAAGGATTCAAAAACGGCATGACGATCACGGTGTCGGGCTGCGGCACTGGTGCCAACGACGGCGACTATCTGGTTGTTGCCGTCACCGACGACACCATGCTGCTGGCACCCAGCGATGATGTCACAACAGAAGCTGCCACCGCCTCGATCACGATCGTCGGCAAACTGAAGCCCGACAAGAACTGGGCGCTAGGCTCGTTTTATCCGGCCTGCTATCCATCGGCCATCGCGTTTTATGAACAGCGGCTCGTTCTCGCGGCGACCTCAAACCAACCGCAAACGGTTTTCTTTAGTGTTGGCGGCGACTTTGAAAATTTCACGGGCGGCACCCTGGCCGACAGCGCACTGACTTATACTCTGGGATCTAATTTTCAGAACATCATCCACTACTTGTCGTCCTCGCGCTCGCTATTGGTCGGCACTTCCGGCGGCGAGTTCGCCGTCAGGGCAAGCGGCACCGATGAGCCGATCACGCCAGTCAACGCGCAGATCAAGCAGCAGTCGACCTATGGGTCGGCTGACGTTCAGCCGATCCAAGTCGGCAATGCGGTTCTGTTTCTGCATAGAGAAAGCAGAAAGATTCGCGAGCTGACTTACAATTATGATTCTGACAGCTATACCGCGCCTGATCTAACCATCCTCTCGGAGCATGTCACCGAGGGCGGTGTCACCGAGATGGCGTATCAACAGGAGCCTGATAGCATTGTCTGGGGCGTGCGCGCCGATGGCGTGCTGTTGGGCATGACTTACCGGCGCGAAGAGCAAGTGGTCGCCTGGCACACTCACAAGATCGGCGGTGTCTCGGGCAACTGCACCGTCACCGTCACCGACTATGCCAACATTGCAACCGGCACAACGCTGACGCTGACCAAGAGCGACGGCACCGAAGTGGTGTTTACCTGTCAAGGGGCTGGCGACAGTACGCCGGACACAAATAAGTTTTTCCACAACGAGGGCAACGATACGACGGCCGACAATATTTTTACGGCTGTAAATTTGCACTCAGATTTTACAGTGGCCAACCCTGCGGCCAATGTGGTGACGATTTACGAGACAACCAGGGCTGGCGTCGGCTACCTGTCGATCGAATCAACCGACGATATCAGGCTGGCCGTCACCAGCGAAAGTCACGCACTGGTCGAAAGTGTTACCTCGATCCCCGGCACCAATGAAGGCGAGGTCTGGATCGTCGTTCAGCGCACTATCAACGGCGCAACAACCCGGTGTATCGAATATATGAAATCGTTCGACTTCGGCACCGACATCGCCGATTCATTTTTTGTCGACAGCGGGCTTACCTACTCAGGCGCGGCGGCGACAACGCTGAGCGGTCTGACGCATCTGGAAACGGAGAATGTCAGCATCCTCACCAACGGCGCAACCCATGACACAAAGGTCGTTGCCTCGGGTGCGGTATCGCTGGATATTTCGACCACAAAGGCGCATGTCGGGCTGCCCTATAATTCCACCTTGCAGACCATGCGTCTCGAGGCCGGTGCTACCGACGGCACGGCGCAGGGCAAGATCAAGCGGATCGATACGGCCACCGTCCGGCTGTTCCGCACCGTCAACGCAATGGTCGGCGGCGATACCACTACCCTGGACAGGATCGCTTTTCGATCCGCTGCCGACGAGATGGATGAGCCGGTGCCGCTGTTTACCGGCGATAAGTCGATCGAGATGCCGACCGGCTACGATCAGGATGGTTACGTTGTCGTGCGTCAGGACTTGCCATTGCCGATGACGCTAATTTCGGTCATAGCAAGGGCTCAGACATTTGATTAGATTGATTGATTTTGATGCCGCCCATGCCGACGATTTGTTTAAGAGATCGACAACGCTGGCGACGGCCGACAGCAAGTATGTTTTGGGCAATTGGCTCGACCGGCTGCAGCGGAAGGATCGCTCTTTTTCGCTGGTCGACAACGGCCATCTTGTCGCTGCATCGGGTGTTGTGGAAATTTGGCCGGGCATGGCCGAGGCCTGGCTGATCCCAAGCGACGATATTGTTAAATATAAATTCAAGGTCGTGCGCCTCGTCAGGCAGATGCAGGACGAGATTATGGCCGAGGACGAACTTCACCGGCTGCAGGCAACCGTGCGTGCCGACTATTCGATAGCCGTCAAGTTCATCGAGTTTGTTGGCTTTAAGCTGGAGGGCGTGATGAAAAATTACGGGCCTGACGGCACCGATCACTTAATGTATGCGAGGGTTGCTTAATGTCCAGTTTGTTAGGAATGGATGCGGCTAAAGAGCAGGCGCGGGCGCATCGCTGGAACGCGGCGATCCAAGAGCGCAATGCCAAGGTAGCCGACAGCGAAATCGAGTGGAAAAATATCGTTGGCGGTATCGCCGAGCAAGATTTTCTCGATGATGCCGAAAAGTTCAACGCTTTTGTCGGCGCAGCCAATCGGCATAATGGCTGGCAGAACACCGGCACCGCACTCGACGTTGCGATGGAATCCATTGCCGAGCAGGAGCAGGAAATCTCCAACATGGAGACAACGCAATTCGCCGAAGAGCGTGCCCTTCGGGAGCAAGCCGTCAACTTCCGGCTGCAAGGCGAGCTGAACCAGATTTATGCCCGCCAGGCTATCAAAGCTGGCAAGGCTCGCGCCTTTAGCACGATGGTCGATTGGGGTTTCAAGGGGGCATCATTGTTGATGTGATGAGTCATGCAAGTACCGACATATAAAAACCAGACAAAACTGCCCAAACAAACTGGGGCCAGCCCGCTCACCGTGCAGGCCAGTCCTGCTCAATACTCCCAAGGCAGTGAGGCCATCTATCAGGCGACCCAGAAAGCCGTGACGGCGGCGACGGCGTTCGCAGTGCAATTGCAAAAGTCCGATCGAGCTGCCGAGGAAGCTCGCCAGAAAGGCCTCATGGGGAATGTTCTTGATGTAACGCTGAAATCGGTGATGAAGCGGAAAGTTGGCGATTGGGTAGATAGGACAGGCAAACCTTACGAAACATACAGCGATTGGTATGAAGATCTTAGCAGTGGTTTAAAATACAAGAAACGACGGGCCTTGGCGGGCATCACCGACAAGATTGTCCGCGCTCGGGTTGCAGCAGACTGGGACACGGGCATCGCGGCCTCTCTGAACCAGGCGAGGGCTATTTTCCGCCCGAGGTGGATCGATAGTAAAAAGGCGTTGATCAAAGGAGATGTCTTAAAAACGGTCCAAAACATCGCGCTGATGCCAGCCAATAACCCTGCAGAGCGAAACGCCAAAGAAGATGCGATTACCAGACTACACGACAAGCTGGACGAACAAGCCAGTCACTTTGTTAATCTTGGCGATACTTTTTTCTCAAAGACGAAAAAGGAACTTGGGAACGACATCGCCGAGCGGGCCATTCAGCCGCACATCGCCGCTATCAGGACATCCGCCGACGCCGAGGCCTGGAAGAGAAGACTGACTGAACCGAACTACGAGGGCACATGGTCAAACGACATCAAGCGTTTAAGCGGCGATACAGTGACGAAACTGCTCACCAGGCTCGAGCGCATTGATGCTCGATTAAAAAATGCCGAGGATAATAAAGCGCATCGAGAGATGGTGCAACACAGCACAAAAAAGAAGATCCAGGGAACAGACCTTTTTAATAAGACATCTAGGGAGATTCAAATATATCGAAATTTAATTGCCGCTGGCAAAGAGCCCGACACCGACGGCGTCATTACCGATGACGCCGGGAATCAGTATAAGATGCCCGCGGCTGTGGATATCGACATGTTGATAACTTCAGACGGGTATTCGATGACCGGGGCGCAAACGGCACAGCTACACAAAATGCTGGCTGGCAACGACGCGGTCTACAACAAGCGTGAGGTGCTGCGCTACACTGCCCAGATCTACGAGGCCGTCACCGACGATGATCTCGATGTGATTGAGGAGGATGTCAATCAGTCTGCCATTAAAAATTATATCGGCGGCAAGGCGCAGGATCAGCTGCTGACGAAAATAGAAACCGCGCGGGCGAAGACGCCGGAAATCCAGGAAATTAAGCGGTTTAGGAACACTCTTAGCGAAGTTATGAAAGCTCATAAACTGAATGTCGAAGACTACTCTGCACAGTCTGAAGCGGATGAAAAGTCAGAAAGCGACACTTACATTCCGGCGGCGCTGATGAAGTTCGACAATCAGATCGAAAACGGTATACGGCCAGCTACTGCATTCTGGCAGACGTTGAGCAAGCTGCATCAGCGCAAGGAGACTATTGTTAAAACCTTCATCAGTACGTTGCCCGAATTGGGCATACCGCAAGTGGCAACCGATGACCCGAAGCAACACCTGACAACCGAGATGATTGACACGGCGATAGAAATCCTAAAAGAAGCCGCCGCTGCCGACGGCAGCATCTCCTGGAAAGTCTACTCAGACGAGGGTGATGCGTTTAGTCAAAAGGATCTTGGCGAAGCCCAGCGCAGACGGCCAACAAAAGGCCCGCCGCTGACGAAAAAGGAACGGCTTTCGATCCGCCGAATTTATGCGACTGAGCAGAAACTTAAATATATCAGAACCTACGCGGAGATCCCGATCGGGCAACGGAACGTGCCGGGCGAACCTGACAAGTCCGGTTCCGATCGAGACGAAACACAACACAAAGCCCCGTTCGATAAGGTTCTTAAATGGTTCAAAGGGGTCATCGAATAATGGCTGAAACACAAACTAACAGCCTACTCCCTGTACCTGGCGCAGGCGAACGGCGGGCTGGGCCTGGAGACACGAAACACATCGATGTGACTTTTGATGTGGACAAGGCTGCTGACACTCAACTCAAGACCCCGGCCGCCCCGCCCGAGGTGACGCCGGTAGTAGAAACTGCCGAGCCGGTCAAACCTGCCGAGCCAGTCGAACCTGCCGAGCCGGTCAAAGTCAAGACCCCGGCCGACGACCCAGGAGGTCACTGGTCGTCGAAACCAGTATCCTCCACTGCAGTCGATGAGCTGCGGCGGCTTCGTGATTTCTTCGTCGACGACAAAGACCCACTTGATCGTGCCATTGAAGCTGAGAACAAAAAGCTGGTGGAGCAGAGCGACACCTACAAAGCCGTGGAAGATGGCGGCTCTGACTTCTGGTATGCGATGGCTTCCAACAAGCCACCTGCCGACGATATCGATATGGAAAAAGTGGTGCTGGACCCCACTACACCGATGGGCGATGCCACCTTTAAGGGCTCTCGAATCCTCGCCGATCATTTTTGGGTGCCATCTGTGGATGACGTACTCGACCCGAATATCGATAAGGCTAGGTTGGACGACAAAGATGTAGCGCAATTCGGCATAGAAATGCTGGGCTATGCGAATTGGAATACTATGTTTGCCGGGTTTCTATTTGCTCAAAATGAGATGGGCAAACTGCCGCCGCCAGTGCAAATAGCTTTGGCGGGTATGCAAGACATCTACACGAATGAGCTGCCTTTTTTCAGCTGGTCGGGCGGGAAAAGAATGCTGAAGGGGATGATTTCCGATCCATCGGCATGGTTTGGTTTGGCGTCACTGCACTTTGTAAAGGGTTTATTGGCGGGCGGGTCAAAGACGGCTGCTTCAAATCTTTTACGCAATGCCTTTTTGAGCAAGCTGCTGGGATCGTCTTTCGTCGGTGTTGAGGGCGCTGGCTATGCGGTGATGTACGACTTTTTTATGCAGAAAAGGGAGCATGGTGCCAACCCCGGCGTGCCCTTTAAATACAATAAAGCGCGGGGTCTTATAGCTGCTGGTGCCGGTTTCGGGTTTGGCAGTGGCATTACAATGGGTGTAGCTCATTTGCCCCAAGCAGGGCAGGCAATTCAAAAGGGAGCCCGAGCGGTAAATAAGACCTATCAAAAGGTGGTCGATGATGGAGGGCTATCGGCTGGACTTAGTATCAAGAATGTTGGCCTGGATGCAGACGAAATTATGAGTGTCATTTCCGACCACGGGACGAATGTTCTGGAAACGGAATTTACTAAAACGGGCGTGTCTGCCGTGAAGGTCGTATCGCGATATGGCAACGACAAGAAGGTTAGAAAAACCTTCCGGCCTGGAGTGACAAAGGATGAGGTTGTTGCTTGGCTGGAAGATACGGCGTACAGGCCAAAGGTTAAGAAGGATGCCACACTGGCTGAAGCACAGGCCGACACAAGAAAACAGGCCGACATTGTGGCCGAGCGTTTGAATGTTCTGGTCCCAGTGGAAACCCGTATTGCCGGAGGCGGCAAATATAAACCAGGCCAGCCTAACAGCGGTAAGCCTTGGTCGGATTTGACTGAAACACAACTTGCCGAGCCTGGGCCAGGTTTTAAGGGCACTGATAATGATCTAAGCAAGATGCTCGACGATGCGATTTCCAACAGCTCGGCGGCGGCACAAGACTCTGCTCAAAAAACAGGAATGAATATAACCCTCACAGCTGCTGATTTTGACAAGGCTTTGAAGTTACCGAAAAGTGCCCAGCTGTGGTACGAACTGGGCGGTGAAGGTCTGAGAAATAAAATACCAATACTGAAAACCGACAAGCTATTTAGTTTGGTTAATGATGTGCTTGGGGTTACGTCACCCCTGACTAAGCCGCTTGATAATCTGAAGCGCACCCTTGCAACCTTGTCGCAGCATTTGCGAAAGGAGCCTATGGATGTCGATATTGTTAATCCTGCCGGTGTCCAAGAAGCGTTGGCTAGATCCGCGAGCGGGAAGATCTCAGCAGTTGCGTCCGGCAATAAGACGGGGAACTTTTCTGATACTCTGTCAATGGTTGGGGGGGCTAATGTGCCACCGCCAATCCCAGTTAATGACGTTTGGGTAGGTAAGTTGTTTGGTCTTACGGAAGAACAACTGATGAATAACCAGAGCCTTCACGAACCGATGGCGCTGTTCTTTAATGCACTGCGTGATCATGTAAATAAAACATCTGGTAAGGCGCTCCCACATGAGAGCTGGCAGATTCAGTCACGGACATGGGTCAGCGAGCGCGGTGCCCAGGATGACTATGCACAAGCTTTGAGTACTATAGTGAGCGAGCTACGCGGGTCTGGTATCCCTGGCATTACTAAAGATGGAAAGATAACAGAACAGGCATTAAAGCATCCTGACTTTGCAGCAGCCCTTAGACCAACGATGGAGGGGTTTAGAAAAGCTGCTGTGGCAACGGTTGAGGTTGGTACAAAGCAGACGGCGGCAGGCCGCGAAGCAGCTGCATCGGTTGTTGAATTACGGAAGATGAAAAACAACCCACAAGCTGTGAAACTGCTCGATGATTATACTGGGATTCATACAAGTGCTCTTTACCATGCTACGCGCGGACCTGGGAATATGTTCGACAGGGTCTACCAGGCTGTATTGGGTTTGCCAGCTGGAGCCAGGATAACCAGAATTTCCAGGCCGAATAAGGACCGCCCTTTTGATGTTGCGGGATCGTTTAACGGAGTTTTCAGTCCGAATGTACGCATACCGTTGCGGGACATGTCCGATGATCAGGTGGCCATCTTCAACGCCATCGCCGGAGCTGGACTGCGCCAGGACGCGATGGCATCGAGCCGAATCGCAACAGTCTCCAGTTCAGCGCCAGTTGTTGCGGGCAAAACACGCGGCCAATCCGTATTTATAGAGACGTCAGAAACCATCGACGGCAAAATTATCCAGGACTTCCTCAAACGGTTGCCCAAAGGATTTGACATAAGTACGGATCGCGTAGCCAACGGCTACCTTATAGATATCAACCCGAAGTTCACTAATGCGGGGCCGAAAGGGATTACTGATAAACAACTCGGGCCCGCGTTTCAGATGCTCCATGCCAAGAAATTAAGCCCCAAACGGTTGCGTCACGATCATTCCAGCGTATATAATGAGGCCAGCGAATTTGCTGCATTAGAAACGAAATTTAGACAGGAGTTGAAAGATGGCGTCATCAAAGAACTCGGGGAAAAGCTCGGTTGGACAGAAGCCCGCGCCCGAAGATACATTGACGGGCGAGGAATTGGTAAGGCTACACACGCTCAGCGATCAAGAGCTAAAACGGCTAGGTCTCGATACCAGAGACGACTTGGTGATCTCGACGCAGCAGCGCAAGCCAGCCGCGAGGTAAGCGAGTCAGTAAATATTGGTTACACCCTCTGGAATGAGAAGGCCAGGAAGGTACTGCCAGAGCATATTACTTCAGCGGCCATTCGGTTGCCAGACGGCACGATCGTTGAAGGGACTACCCACGGGGTAGCAATTAACAAAGCACGGGAAGGCGGTCTGCTTAATGATTGGCCAGAAGCGGGCCTTAATCCTTGGGAGTTCCAGGATGCTGGAGGGCATTTAGACCTATTCAAGACTTCATCTGGTCGAGTGATTGATAGATTTGAGGCAAATAAAAAATTCGGCATTAGTGCTGCAGAAGACGTAAAACCCTGACTGACATCACCAAATTTTCGGTCACACCCGCTGCGGCGGGCTTTTTATTGGAAGAAATGAATGAATTTACCGTCTGGAATTAAGCAGGCCGAGGCTATGCAGGCTTACACGGCTGAAGAAACCTCGAACCTAATATCGCCGCTGCCCGAAGATAATATTTTGCCGATCAGCGACGAGCAGCAGATCGAGTCGCAACTCATAAATGTTGCACAGATTTCACAAGGGTCGAGTGCTGTCGCGCGAACGGTCGGCCGCGTTTTAAACCCATCCGGTAGACTGTCTCCAGCCTGGCATAAGCTCCGTAATCTCGAGCTGAAACAACGCTCAGATGAGCTACGTGAGCAAGGGCTAGAAGATCCGGTGGAGGCAGCGGTAGAGGCGTTAAGACCAAAAACACCGAAGCCGCCGTCGGAACTAAAGCCCGCGGCCGCTGACGATTCTTATTGGCTCGACCCAGAGCAGATGGCCATTTATGGTTCTCGACCCGATCTCGACCCAGAGAATCCAATCGCGAACCTGCTTACACCGTCCAGCAGGATTGCCGATGAGGCTACCGCAAACGACGGCTATCTTCGGCATATCACCGTCGGCGATGCTGACATGGATCGCATTCTGGCCGATCGAATTGACAACAACCCGTTGATCAAGGACGGCATCATCGCTGGCATTCGAGCAATCGGCAAAGGCGGTGACGTTAAAGTGCCCGACGAGCATCACATTCGGGTACTGCTAAGCTCGATCGGCGCTCACGTTGAGAAGCAGCTGAAGGGCAAGACGCCGGACGAGATGCGGCATCTAACCCAGCAGCAGCTCGTCAGCATGGCGGATTTACTGGGCGAGAATGCGGAACGGCTGAAAATAAATTTCATGGGCGGGCTGCAGATTGATCTGGCTCAACCGGGGCAGCTGGCGGCTCAAATGGTCGCTGGTAAAAAACTGCTCGTCAATGAATTGGCAATTCTGGACAAGATCACCGATGAGGTGATGAATACTCCGTTGGGTGAGGCCCGTGATCTTGCCCGCCTGGCATGGCGGCAGCAGGCCGAGATGATTGCCCAGCTGGCGGCGGCATTCAAAGGGACAACAACCGATATTGCTCGGGCGTTGAATGCGCTGAAACCTCCGGCCGGGCTGGATGATAAAATGTTGCGGAGAGATGTCACGGCAATTGTCGATGACCTGGTGAAATCCAACAGGGACGGCAAGTGGGGTAATTTGGATGAAGCAATCGAGGCGTATTCCAAGACGGCTGACGAAGTTGACCGGCTTGAGCTGACGCGGGTGCTGTCGCGGCCGGGCACATGGACAGACGCAATTTACGAGGTCTGGATCAATTCGATTCTTTCCGGCTACTGGAGTCACGTAAAAAACGCGGTTGGCGGCATTTCGATGATTCTTGGCGACAATCTCGAAACCTACGCCGCCGCCACCGGCCAGGTATTTACGAAAGGCTTGCGCGGCCAGCCGCGGGATGTTGCCTTTGGTGAAGCCAGCGCGAAAATGTTCGGTCAGATAATGGCTATGCGCGAGGCACTTGGGGCTATGTGGAAGGGCGCGGTCCATCGCAGTGATCCGAGTATGTTGGGGCATGGCAGCAAACTGGATTCTCCTCGCCAATTTCAACATGCCAACGGTTTCTCAGCGCAGGCTATGCCAAACTCATGGCTGGCGCAGAACTTTCCGCGAGCTGTCAATTTCATGGGCAGTTTGCTGACATTCGGGCGGTCACCGATGCGGGCGCTGCAAGCCGAAGATGCTTTTTTCAAGACGGTGTCCTATAAGGGTTCGCTGTATGAGCAGGCCTGGGCCAGCGGCCGGGCGATGGGCCTCGAGGGTGATGAGTTCTCTACTCACGTTGCTGATTTTATTTTTCACCCGCCGGAAGAGGCGATCATCAAGGCGCAGGATCTGGCTAGATATGTGACACTGCAAAGCGAAATGGTTGGCCAGTGGAAAGATATTCAAAAAGCTCTGCGCTTTCCCGGGCTTCGCTGGCTGGTTCCATTTTTCAAGACGCCAACCAATGCGCTGTTGTATGTCGGCGAGAGATCTCCCGTAGCCAGATGGACGAACCGATATGATCGGGCGATGAAGGCGGGCGGGTCGGAGGCGGCCAAGGCTCGAACACGCTGGGCGATGGGCAATGTAGCGGTGCTGGCGATCGGGTTTGAATACATGCAGGGTAATATTACCGGCGGTATCTCGGCAGACAGCCGAATAGTAAAATCGTATGAACGTCAAAACGTGCGACGGTACTCTTATCGGATTGGAGACGATTATTATTCTTACGCCTGGATTGAGCCGATATCGTCAGTCATCGGCATAGTTGCCGACACGATAGAAGTTGTCAGTCATCCTGATACCGACGACCGCACAGCAGCTGAGCTGATGGCGGGTGTTATCGGTGCCATCGGCTACAACATGACAAACAAAACATTTATGGCCGGGATATCACAGTTCCTTGATGCTATCAGAGATCCTCATCGACGCATGGAGTCTTTCGTCAAGCAGTACGCTGCTAGCGCAATACCGGGATCGGCGATGTTCAATGAGATGCGGAAACTGAATGACGATCTGAAGCGATTTAAATTCTCGGTCTTGGATGCGGCTAAAGCAAAACTGCCGTGGGCCTCGGGTGATCTGGGACCAAAGCGCGATCTCTGGGGCCGTCTAACTGTTGAGAACCGGATCACTTCGCCATATCGCCAAAACCCGCGCGACGATGTAATCTCCAAGCTGCGGCTGCCGATACCGGACCATGACCCGAATTATGGGTTGCCCAAGGGCATGGAGTTCACAGTTGAGGAACGTGATTTCTTTCTCGAGCTTGCTGGCGAGAAATCGAAAAAATTTATCGACGACCGGATGAAAGGCGGACGCTTCAAAGCGGACTGGAAGAACTGGCAGAAAACCGAAGACCCGCTGGCGCGCCAACAAATCTGGGATGGTTTTCGCGAAGAACTGAAAAAGGCGCGGTCAACAGCTTTCAAGCAGCTGCTTCGCCACCGCCAACTAGGCGGTCCTTTGATCGATCGAATCCAGCAACACAAGGCCAAGATGGCCAGGCCAAAAGGGGAACCTCGATGACAGTTTCGACGACGACAATTAAAGATTCATACGCGGGCAACGACTCGGTTACGGCTTTCAGCTACACTTTCAAAGTGTTCGCATCGAGCGAGGCGAAGGTCTATGTCAGGACGGATTCGACCGGCGCTGAGAGCCTGCGGGCTGAAGGCACGGGTTCGACCAATTACGCAGTTTCCGGCGTTGGCGAGACCGGCGGCGGCACGATTACCTTTGTGACGGCACCGATTACCGGCGAAACCGTCATCATTCGCAGGCTCAGCGCAAAGACTCAGGCCACCGATTATCAACCGAGCGACAGTTTTCCCGCTGCATCCCATGAAGATGCTCTAGACAAGCTCACCAACATCACCCAGGAAATGCAGGAGGAGCTGGATCGATCCTTCAAGGTGTCGAAAACGAACAGCATCACGACGCCTGAGTTTGTTGATAATGCGGCGACCCGCGCAAGTAAGGTGTTGGGCTTTAGTACCGACGGCAACACCCTGGAGGCAAGTACCGCGATTGGCGATAACACGGGCAACTGGGCGACATCAACCGCCTATACAGTGCGCGACATGGTCAAGGACACAAGTAACAACAATATTTATTTCTGTATTACAGCACATACATCAAGTGGCTCTCAACCTATCTCTACCAATGCCGACTCTGCAAAATGGTCACTGCTGGTTGACGCTGCATCAGCAACTAGTAGCGCCTCGGCGGCATCCTCAAGTGCGACTGCGGCGGCAACTTCAGCAACTAGCAGCGCCTCGAGTGCAACTTCAGCAGCATCGAGTGCTACAACCGCGACAAGCAAGGCCTCAGAAGCCTCATCGAGTGCGACTGCAGCGGCAGCGTCGGCGGCAGCGGCGGCAACTTCAGCCGATAATTTTGATGATACTTATTTGGGCGCAAAAGCATCAGATCCTACACTTGACAATGATGGGGATGCGCTGAGCACTGGTGATTTGTATTTCAACACGGGGTCGAATGTTATGAAAGTTTACACGGGGTCGGCGTGGAATGTTGCGGCTGCCGATACCTCGACGTTTGTAACCGCAGCTGATGCGGCCTCAACAGCAGCAGCTTTAGCCATAGCACTAGGAGGATAAAACATGGCAGAT